CTAAAATGTCACCAAAAGCAATTTTTTGAGATTTTTGACACTTTTTTGTCAGAAAATTTGATTTGATGCCATTACATGTGGCATCTTTTTATATCATGCTATACTGACATTCCTATATATTACAGATTACGCAATTACAGTTACTATTATATATTTTCTTTTTTTATATAGAAATAACACACAGAAAAAAATAAAAAATATAAATGGTTGATAAAAATGCGTAACATGCGTAATTTTTCATGCACGCATGTTCAAAAAATGGCTTATTTATGCGGTTTTTGAGTGATTACGCATTTTTCCGAAAAAAGCGAAAATGCGTAACAAATGCGTAATTTTTTGCGAAAATGCGTAATTTTTACAAGATTTTGCACATGCGGTGTAAAATATGTTCAGGGGTGAACAGATGAACAGAAAAGAAGAACTGCTGAAGATATTTGATCAGATTGATGATACAAAAGGAATCATTGCACCAATGATTGATGATGTGGTGTTTTTGGAACTGCGTTTGCAGGAACTGCGGCAGTTGCCTTTCATCCGCGTGAATCCAAAGAATCCTGCGGATCAGAAACCAACACCTGCCGCCAAACAGTACAAAGAACTGCTTCAGCAATATAACAATTGCATCAAGATTCTGACTGGTGTTCTGCGCAAGGATGCACCAGAAGAAGATTCACCATTGCGCGCATTCCTGAACAGCAGAAGGAAGGAACATGAATTATGATTCTGTACACCAATGGATTTCTTGAAGAATATCATCAGAAAGTGATGACTGGTGAAATCATTGCAGGTCATGAATTGAAAGATGAACTGTCAAAGTTGATGGATGAAATGAATGATGACAGATACATATATGATACAAGGGATGCAGATTTCAGAATGGATTTCATGGAACACTGCATCAGGCTGACCAAATCACCATTTTATGGTCAGCCAATGATCCTGATGCTGTGGCAGAAGGCATTCATTTCAGCAACATATGGATTCAAGATGGCTGATGATCTGACAGACAGATTCAGAAAAGTGATCCTGCTGATTGCCAGAAAGAACACCAAATCAGAAACATGTTCTGGCTTGGGATTGACAGAACTGATCACTGGCAATGATGGATCAGACATTGTGTGTTCATCCAATGATGACAATCAGGCAAGTATTCTGTATAACGCAATTGACACAATGCGGTTGATGATTGATCCATACCAGAAGGACACATGGAAAAACCAACAGTGGATCAAATGCAAGATCAATGGAAGCAAGGTGTTCAAACTGTCTGACAGGACAAGAAACAAGGAAGGCAGAAACATTGACTTTGCCATTGTGGATGAAGTGCATGAAATGAAAGACAATGTGATCATCAAATCAATTGAACAGTCACAGTCACTGAAACCAAATCCAAAGTTGATCTTGATCACCACAGAAGGATTTGTGAATGGCGGCTTCTTGGATGAAGAACTGGTGAAAGCCAGAAAGATTCTATCTGGTGAAGATGACAGCATCAGCGCAGAAAGATATTTGCCATGGCTTTACACACAGGATTCAGAACAGGAAGTGTGGCAGGATGAAAGATCATGGATCAAAAGCAATCCAACACTTGGCATTGTGAAGCGGTGGGATTACCTGCGTGAACAGGTTGATGCCGCCAGAAGATCAAAGGCTGATAGAATGTTTACACTTTCAAAAGATTTCAATTTCAAGGTCAGCAACAGTGAAGCATGGTTGATGGGTGAATTATTGGAGTATTCAAGGGTATACACACTTGATGAATTCCGCGGTAGTATATGCTTGGCAGGTGTTGATCTGGCTGAAACTACAGATATGTGTTCAGCAAAGATTCTTCTGCTGAAAAAAGATGATCCAACAAAGTACATTCACAGCATGTACTGGATACCAGAAAGTAAACTGAAAATGAGTGATGACAGTGAATCTGGTGCAAAATATAGTGAATGGGCAAAACAAGGATTCATCAGAATAGTGGAAGGCAATGAAGTTGATGTGTCACTGATTGCAGACTGGTTTGCGGAACTGTACAAAGAACATGACATCAGACTGTACAAAGCAGGATATGACCAAAGATTTGCAAAAGAATTCCTGAAGCGCATGGATGATTACGGTTTTGAATATGAAATGATATATCAAAACAGATATGTGCTGTCATCACCAATGCGGCTGTTGGAAGCAGACATCAGGGATCAGATGATCAATAGGAATGACAATCCAATTGACAAGTGGTGTTTGGGGAATACATCTGTTCAGATTTGGGATACAGGACACATCATGCCAATCAAAATTAAAAATCAGGCAAGCCGCAGGATTGATGGCACATTGTCTGAAATCATGTGTTATGAAATGTTAAGAAGATACAGAACAGAAATGGTAAATGCATTGAGGTGAAGTAATGGGATGGCTTGATAAATTTTTTAGAAAATCACCAAAGAATATAAAATTTGCGCCAACATTTGATGGCTTCACACCAATATATTCACAGTTTGGCACAGATATATATGCAAGTGATGTTGTTCAGCAGGCTTTGAAATGCATTGTTGATGAAATGAAAAAACTGACACCAACACATGTGCGGTACACAAACAATGATCCAGTGCCAGTGAAAAGCACTGTGCAGGATGTATTGAACAATCCAAATCAGTTGATGACAACATCTGAATTCCTTGAAAAAATCTGTTGGTTACTTCTGATGAATTACAATGCATTCATCATTCCAACATATTACACATGGGTGGATGAAAAGACTGGTGTTGAAAGAAGATACTATGATTCTTTATATCCGATCAATCCAACACAGGTGGATTTCATTGAAGATGCAGGCGGCAGGCTGTTTGTGAAATTCTGGTTTTGGAATGGCGAAACCACAACAATTCCATATGATGATGTAATACATATCAAATACAATTATTCAATTTCTGAATACATGGGTGGAAACAGATTTGGTCAGCCAGACAATGAAGCACTGCTGTCAACACTGAATTTGAACAGCACACTTCTGAATGGAATTGCCAAAGCCATGAATTCATCATATGCGGTGAATGGCATTGTGAAATATAACACCATGCTTGATGATGGCAAAGTTGAAGCAAATGTGAAGGAACTGGAACGGAAACTGCAAAACAGTGAAAGTGGAATTCTGCCGCTTGATCTGAAAGCAGAATTCACACCTTTTCCGCGTGACATCAAACTTGTGGATGAAGGCACGCTGAAATTCATTGATGAAAAGATTCTGCGCAATTGGGGTATTCCGCTTGATATTCTGACAGGTGATTTTTCAAAAGAAACATATGAATCTTTCTATCAGAAATCACTTGAACCGCTGATCACAGCAATTTCACAGGCATTCACAAAGAAGATGTTCACATCAAGGGAAAAGGCTTTTGGAAACTGCATCAAATTTTATCCAAAAGATTTGATCTTCATGACCATCACACAGAAGTTGGAACTGGTGAATTTGCTTGCACCAACAGGTTCAATATATGAAAACGAAAAGCGCACCATGTTTGGTCTTGTTCCGCTTCCTGAACTGGAAGGCAAGCGGTACATGTCATTGAATTGGGTGGATGCAGACATGGCTTCACAGTACCAGATGGGTAAAGTTGGAAATGTCCAGATGGATGTTATTGATGAATCAAAAGATGAAAACATTGATGAAACAGTCAGTGAAGAATGAGGTGAATATATATGGCAGAATTTGAAACACCAAGAAGCAGAAATGAAGCCATTCTTCAGAATATGCTTGGCGCAGAAAATGAACTTCTTCCACCATTCAGCAGAATTGAAGCATTGCTTCTGGAACTGTTGGATGTACTGAATGAACTGAAAGCAGAAAAGGCAGGTGATGACAATGCCACAGAATAAAGAACTTGAACAGCGGTCATATACGTTTGACATCCGCGCAGAACAGGCTGATGAAGGTGTTGGCATTGTGTGCGGCAGACCAATTGTGTATAACAGCCGCACTGATCTTGGATATTTTGATGAAATCATTGAAAGCGGTGCATTGAATGGTGCTGATCTGCGTGATGTGCGCTTTCTGGTGAATCATGACATCAGCAAAATTCCGCTTGCAAGAAGCAGAAACAACAATGCAAACAGCACCATGCAGTTGATGCCAGATGATGAAGGAATGCAGATCAGGGTGAATCTGGATGTTCTGAACAACAGTGATGCAAGAAATTTGTATTCTGCCATTGAACGTGGTGACATCACAGGCATGTCATTCATGTTTGCGGTGGATGATGAAGAATGGTCTGATCTTGAATCTGATCATCCAGTCAGGCACATCAAAAAGATTTCAAACGTGGTGGAAGTGTCAGCAGTCACATTTCCTGCATATGAAGACACAGAAATCAGCGTTAGAAATAAGAAAGCACTGGAAAGTGCAAAGTCAACACTGGAAAGTGTGAAGCGGTCAAAGGAAAAGGCACTGGAAAGTGCATTGGAACTTGAAAAAGCAAAATTTGAAGCAATCATGAAAGTGAGGTAAAAACAACATGAAAGATTATCTTCAGAAACTTATTCAGCGCAGAAATGCACGCATTGAAGAAATCAGATCACTGATTGAAAAGTCAACAGATGTCAATGAAGTGCGTTCACTGACTGCTGAAGCAGAAACACTGAAACAGGAAAGAGATGATGCGCAGGCACAGTTAAATGCCATTGAAGCAGATGAACAGCGTGCCGCACAGCAGAACAATGAACAGCGCAGTGCTGTTCCTGCAAATGCAACACTGGTCAATGGCAATGTGGTTGGTACATATCCGCAGACACATGAACAGCGCAATGAAAATGTTGATCCGTTTGCAACACTGGAATACAGACAGGCATTCATGAAATATGCACAGACTGGCACACCTATTCCTGCAAATCTTGTTGCGCGTGACAATATGCCTACAAACACAGACAGCATTGGTGCAACCATTCCAACAACAACACTGAATGAATTCATCAATGAAGTCAGACTGGTATATGGTCAGTTATTCAACAAAGTGCGCCATCTGAATATCAAAGGTGCGGTGAAAGTACCGATTGCAAGACTTCAGGCATCATTCAAGTGGGTCAGTGAAAGCACTGTTGCACCAAGAGAAGATGGCGGCACAATCAATGAATTTGTCATGTTTGAATACAACATGGCAGAAATCCGCGTTGCACAGACACTTCTGTCACAGATTGTTTCCCTTGATCTGTTTGAAAGGGAAATTGTCAAAGTTATGGTGACAGCATATCTTCAGGCTATGGACATGGGAATTGTCAATGGCACTGGAAATGGTCAGATGCTTGGCATCCTTAATGATCCGCGTGTTACTGGTCAGGCAGGTCACATCATCCAGATGTCTGCTTCTGACATGAATGACTGGACTGCATGGCGCAAAAAATTCTTTGCAAAACTGCCGCTTGGTTATCGTGCAGGTGAATTCATTTTTCCGCTTGGAACAGTTGATGAATACCTTGAAACAATGGCTGATGCAAACAACAATCCGATCTTCAGACAGGCAACAGGTCTGGAAGTCAATGATGGTGATTCCAGAAATCCAAATGGCAGATTCTTTGGCAGAAATATCACACTTGTTGAACCAGATGTAATTCCTGATTTTGATTCTGCACAGGTGGGTGACATTGTTGGCATCTTCTGGCAACCAGAAGAATACGCAATCAACACCAACATGCAGTTTGGTATGCGCAGATGGTTTGATGAAGACCGCAATGAATGGGTGAACAAGATGCTGACTGTTGTTGATGGAAAGGTTCTGAATCCGCGTGGTTTCTATCTGATTCAGAAAAAGGCATAAACCATGAACACCACAGTTGAAGCATTAAAAGCGTTATATGTGGCACTTGGCGGTGCGCTGACAGATACATATGCAGGCATTGCAAATGGTGCAACAGTATCTAAATATGTTTTGATTCCAGACATGATCAATGCAATTGCGGCATTGAAAGAAAGTGAAAGTGAAGGTGAATAACAATGATCAATAATGATAGAATTGTACCGATTACAGCGGTTGATTTGATCAGCATGTATGGTCTGATCTTAAAACAGGCAAGCGGAAATTCTGCACTGGCGGCACTGGAAGCGGCATCTGTTGATGGTCAGTTTGAAGTTGGCGCATCCGCAGGATCACTTCTGATTGCAAATGAACCAGTCAAAACACTTGATTTTGCTACTGGTTACACAGCAGGAACTGTATATTTTGTACCTGCATATGATTATGCAGGATTTACAATCAATGATGTGGCAGTAACACCAACAGGAACTGTTGAAGCAGATGGCAGAACACTGTACAAGGCTGTTCTGGCAACAGGCGCAATCACAATCACAAAAGTTGGTTTCTAAAAACAGAAAGGAAGGCGCGCGCAATGTATTCTTTTGAAAGTGTAAAAACAGCACTTGGTGTCACTGGTACATATCAGGATGCCACACTGCAAATATATTTTGATGAAGTCATTGCATTCTTGCATGATGCAGGTGTGAAAGATGCATTCATCACAAATGGAATCATTGCGCGCGGTGTTTCTGATCTGTGGAACTATGGTGCAGGTGAAGGCAAACTTTCAGATTATTTCAGAATGCGTGCAACACAATTGGCATTGAAAGGTGTTGGTGGTTCAAATGGCTAAAGGTTACAAGCCATCAATGCCTTTCAATGTTCCAATGAAGTTGCTGATTCCAACAGAAACAGTGGTCACTGGAACAACAAAGAAGGTTTTTCCCCTTCCTTCTGAAGTTGCGGATGATCTGCTGTTCTTTGGATCATTCAGGACATTTGGCGGCACAGAAAACATTCAGAATGGTGTGTACACATTGATCAATACCGCAACAATTGACACATGGTACAGACCAGAAATCAAATCAAACTGCCGCGTGTATTTGTGTGATACTGAACAGACATATGAAATAATCAGTGATCCTGAAGACATCAACATGATGCATCAGTTTCTGCAATTCAAAGTCAAAAAGATTGGTGGTAAACCGTAATGGCAAAGATGTCAATCACATTTGATGGATTTGAAAAATTGGCAGAAGATATTGATGAAGTTGGTGGTGATCTTCATGCCGCAGTTGATGAAGCATTGGCTGAAACACAAAAGTTGGTTCAGGACAATCTGACCAGTGCATCTGCTATTTATGGCAGAAAAGGCGGTGGAAAAAAAGGATATGCCACAGGTGAAATGTACCGCACCATTATTCAGGATTTGCAGATTGACTGGCGCGGAACAATTGCTGAAGTGAAAACTGGCTTCAGTGGTGAAGGCGCAAATCTGTCTGGATTCATGCATTCAATATTTGTCATGTATGGTACACCAAGAATGCCAAAGAATGCGAAAGTGTACAATGCCATAAAAGGAACACAGACCAGAAAACAAATTGCTGAAAAACAAGAAGAAATCATGGTGAAGCATCTGGAATTGGGAAAAGGAAGGTGATCTGATATGGATGTAAAGCAGTTATTGATTGATACAATTGCATCATTCAATTATCCAATATATCAGCAAGGATCACTTTCCAATGACACAGAATATCCAGATTCATTCTTCACATATTTCAACAACAGCACAAATGATGATGCCTTCTTTGACAACAATGAAACGCGCACCATTTGGGATTTTGATTTGAATATATATTCACTTGATCCTGACATTGTAAACAATACATTGATACAGGCAAAGCCGCTTCTGAAAGCGGCAGGATTCATTGTCAATGGTGTTGGATATGATGCATTGTCTGATGAACAAACACATACAGGCAGAGGAATCAACATTCTATACATTGAGAAAGTGAGGTACACACAACATGGCTGAATATGTAGATGAATTCCGCGGAACAGATGATCTGTATTATGCTGAAGTTACTACAGATAACAATGAAAGCGGTGAAGGATATGTCACAGGCACTGTCAAGCGGCTTGCGCCAGTTGCTGAAATCAGCAAAACTGTTGAAACAGCATCTGACACCAAATACTATGACAACAAGCCTGCACTGACAATCAATGCAGAAGGTGCAGACACAATCACGCTGAACATTCCTGCACTTGATCTGGCAACACTGGCAGACATCACAGGAAAACAGATTGATGCCACAACAGGCGCATTCATGGATGGCGAATCAACACCAAAATACTTTGCGCTTGGTTATCGTTTAGGTCTGACAGATGGTACATACAGATATGTATGGCGGTACAAGGGAAGTTTTGGAATTCCTGATGAAACATCAACAACAAAGAATGCAGGCACAGATTCAGCAGGTCAGACACTGACATACACTGGCATCATGACCACACACAAATTCACCAAAGCAGTTGATGCACAGGGAAATCCAAAATCACAGAAGGCACTGGTTGTTGATGAACGTGATGGAAAAGCAAATCTGACAAACTTCTTCAGCACAGTCACAACATGTGACACACTACAGTGACACAGACCACACCAGTAACGAACGGTTAAGAAAGGATGAAACCAAATGAAATTAAACGTATATAAAAACCAGAAAGAAATTGAAAAGACATATTCAATTGATACATATGACATTATGTATGGAACAGTTGAAGACATTCTTGGAATCTTTGATGAAGTGGATGATCTGACTGATAACATGAAACTGTTTTCTGTGATTCAGAAGAACCGCACAAAACTGAATGATCTGCTTCTTGATATTTTTCCAGATATGACAGAAGATGATCTGCGCAAAATCAAGTTGAAAGAACTTGTTCCATTGTTTATTGATCTTTTCAATTACGTTAAAGATTCATTTGGTAATCCTGAAAAAAACTGAATAAGGGTGGTGGTGATGACACCACTGCCCTTTCTTTATATGAAACATTTTTTGACTTGGAAGACAATCTTTGTCAGCGTTATCCAAGTCTAAATCCTTTTGAAGTCAGAAGGGAAAAAGTAGGTGAAGTATTTCTACTTGTTATGCGTATAAACCGCAAGAATCAGCGCAAAAAAGGAATCAGAACGGATGATGAAATCTGGTATGATAAAAAAGGCAACAAGCACATCAGGCGCAAGGCGCAGAATGACAATTGGTATTGATTGTGAGGTGATGAAACATGGCTGATCATGAAAGCACAATGAAATGGAAGGTTGACATTGGTGATCTGACCAAAGCAATGCAGGAAGCCAAACGGTCAATCAAAGTTGCAAATGCAGAATTCAAGACTGCCACAGCAGGCATGGACAGATGGTCAAAAAGCACTGATGGTCTGGAAGCAAAACTGAAGCAGTTGAACACCACATTGCCAAAGCAGAAGCAGATACTGAATGATCTTGAAAGACAGTATGAACTGACTGCTGAAAACATGGGTGAAAATTCCAAAGAAGCGCAGGATTTGCGGCTGAAAATTGAAGAACAGCGAGCCACAATTGTCAAGACTGAAACCAACATCAACAAATACAATGACCAGTTGGAACAGATGCAGAAGCAACAATCTGAATCTGAAACAGCATCTGGAAAATTGAATAAAACCATTGAAGAACAGCAGAAACAGGTTGATCAGTTAAAAAAAGAATATAAAGATGCTGTTCTTCAGTATGGTGAAAACAGCAAAGAAGCGCAGGCATTAGCAAAGCAGATTGAAGATTTGTCTGGTGAACTGGCTGACAACAAAAAGAAACTGAATGATGCAGATAAAGCGGCTGATGAATTTGACAAGTCACTGGAAGACACCAAACAGACTGCTGATGATGTAGAAGGCGGCTTTACTGTACTGAAAGGCGCGCTTGCAAATCTGGTCACACAGGGAATCAATCTTGTCATTGATGGTTTGAAGAATCTTGCAAGCACTGCGGCTGAAGCATGGCAGGCATTTGATGAAGGCGCAGACATTATCATTGCAAAAACTGGCGCAACAGGTGATGCGGCAAAAGAACTTCAAGATGTTTACAAGAATGTATCAAAGCAAGTTGTTGGCAGTTATGATGAAATGGGAACAGCAGTTGGTGAAATCAACACCAGATTTGGCTTGACTGGTGATGAACTTGAAGATTTGTCTGTGAAGTTTCTGAAATTTGCAAAACTGAATGGTACAGATGTGAATTCATCAATTGATTCTGTGCAAGCGGCAATGGCAATGTTTGGGATTGAAAGTGACCGCGCAGGTGAAGTGCTTGACATAATGAACAAAGTTGGTCAAGACACTGGTGTATCAATGGATGATCTGGCAAAGTCATTGATGGACAATGGCACAGTGCTGAAAGAACTTGGATTGGATATAAATCAATCTGCAAATTTTCTTGGTAATCTTGAAAAGAATGGTATTGATTCCACTGCAATGATGGGTGGTTTGAAAAAAGCCATGCAGAATGCCGCGAAAGACGGTAAAACGCTTGATGAAGCAATGGCAGATTTGCAAAAGGAAATGCAAGGCGCAAAATCAGACACAGAAGCCGCACAGATTGCAATGGAACTGTTTGGAAACAAATCTGGCCCTGCTATTGCGCAAGCAGTGCGTGATGGCAGATTGTCATTTGATGATTTCAGCAAGTCTGTTGAAAATTGGGGTGACAGTGTAGACACTACATTTGAAAACACACTGGATGCGCCAGATAAATTTGCGCTTGCCATGCAAGGGATCAGAACTGACATGGCAGAAATGACTGGCGATCTTATGGACAAATACGCGCCACAGATTGAATCAGCCATTGATACTATTGCAAATATGGCTAAAGGTTTATTTGATGCGGTTGACAAAGGGATTGATTTCTTTGTCAAAAATGGTGATACGATCATTGCACTGATTACAGGAATTGCAACAGCAACAGGTATTTATTTGGCATACACCACAGCATTGAAAATAATGACTGATGGGTGGATGGCACTGACAGTGGTGCAGAAACTTGTGGCGGCAGAACAAGCAGTGGTGAATGCTGTTATGGCGGCAAATCCAATTGGATTAGTTATTGCGGCAATTGCAGGTCTTGTTGCGGCATTTGTTGTTCTGTGGAACAAATCTGAAGCATTCAGGAACTTCTGGATTGATCTTTGGGAAAAAATCAAAGAAGCCGCATCAATTGCAAAGGAAAAAATATCTGAATGGATTGAAAACATCAAAGAAAAGTTTCAGGAATTCAGCGAAAAAGCAAGTGAAATAAAAGATAAAATTGTTCAGACATGGGAAAACATAAAAGCCAAAACAGGTGAACTGAAAGACAAGGTTGTTGGATTCTTTGAAGGCATCAGATCAGGAATTGCTGACAAAATAGCAAAAGCAAAAGAAAGTGTTTCAACAGCAGTTGAAAAAATCAAAGAATTCTTGAGTTTTTCAGGATTAAAGAAAAAAGTATCAGAACTATTTGAAGGCATCAAAGATAAAATCACATCACCTATTGATAAGGCAAAAGAACTGGTTGACAAAGCAGTTGGAAAGATCAAAGGCTTTTTTCCAATTAAAATGGGTAAAATTTTCAGTGGAATCAAACTGCCGCACTTCAATATTTCTGGCGGTGAAGCACCGTGGGGAATTGGCGGCAAAGGCAAGAAACCAAGCATTGGCATTGACTGGTATGCAAAAGGCGGTGTTTTTGACAAAGGCGCAACAATTGTTGGTCTTGGTGAAAATGGTGCTGAAGCAATTGTGCCGCTTGAAAGAAACACCAAATGGATTTCAAGGGTGGTCAAAGAAATGGTTGACCAATTGGATGCCACAGGTGCAAAAAATGCATTGCTTGGAAATGTCAATGCAATGAATGGCAATTCAGCAAGTGGTGAAGTTGTACAGAATGTTACATTCAATCAATACAATACATCACCAAAAGCATTGTCAAGACTTGAACTGTACAGAGATACACAAAGCATGTTGTTCAGTGCAAAAGTGAGGTTGTCAAATGTTTAAATTGGTATTGGAAAACAAAATTGGTGATCAGTTGCAATTTGGCGCAGGTTCACCATTTACCATCACTGATATTCAGGGTTTGAATCCACCAGATGCAACCATCAACACCAGTCAGATTGCATTGATTGATGGTTCAAAGTACAATAGCGCAAAAGTGAATCCGCGGCAGATCAATCTGGCATTTGCCATTGAATACAGTGCGGCATACAACAGAATACAGATGTACAAGGTGTTGAAGGCAAAGCAGTGGATCAGATTCATGTATACAGGTGATCAGCGTGATGTGTACATTGATGGATATATTCAGTCAATTGATATTGCTTACTTTGAAATGAAGCAGATTGTGACAGTTTCAATTCTGTGTCCTGCACCATTCTTCAAAGAAGCACAGATCATAGTGAATGAATTGAAAAATATCATCAGTGCATTTCACTTTCCATTTGCATCAACAGCATCACCACAGTTGGTCATGGGATATTATAGCAATGATGCAGGAATCACAATTGAAAACACAGGTGATTTGGAATGTGGATTGATCATTGAATTGTATGCCAGAAGTGCAGTGTCAAATCCAAAAATATTCAATTACATAACGCAAGATTTCATTGGTGTGAATTATTCTATGCAGACAGGTGATCTGATCACTATTGACACAAGAAAAGGTGAAAAGACTGCTACACTTCTGCGTGGTGGTGTTGAAACAAATATATTCAATTATGTCATGAAAAACAGTACATGGCTTCAGTTGGAAGCACATGGATCAACATTTGTGTATGAAGTGACATCTGGTGTGCTTGGTGATCTGCTTGTTACATTCAAGCATTCCAATCTGTATGAAGGGGTATGATCATGGACATTCTGCCAATTGTGATGAACACAGACTTTGAAAGACTGGCTGTGATTGATGATTATATTTCATTCATCTGGACAACAAGATATTACACATGCGGTGATTTTGAATTGTGTGTTGATGTGAATGAAACCAATGTTGATCTGTTTCAAAAAGGATACTATATCATCAGGGATGATGATGAAAATGCAGGTGTCATTGAACAGATACATATTCAGAAAAATGAAGATCATCATGAAATGCTGATCATCAGCGGCAGATTCCTTCCATGCATTCTGGCAAGAAGGATCATTGCACAGCAGACAGTTGTTGATGGTACTGTGGCGGCATGTGTAAACAAACTGCTGACAGATGCCATCATCAATCCTGCGATCAGTGCAAGAAAGATCAGCAATTTCATTCTTGGTACATATTCAACATCACAGACTATGCAAGCACAATATACAGGTGACAATTTGCTTGATACAATCAATGCTATTTGCCAGACATATGGTATTGGATACAAAGTGATTCTAAATGATGACAATGAATTTGTGTTCAGTTTGGTTCAAGGCACTGATCATTCATATGAACAGTCAGCAAATCCATATATTGTGTTCAGTGATGAATATGACAATCTGCTTTCAAGTCAGTATGAAGAAGATTACAGAGAAATTGCCACAGATGTGCTTGTGGCAGGTGAAGGTGAAGGTCTTGACAGGCGCACATTGTGGGTATCAGAAGCAACCAACACTGGTCTGGATCGGTATGAAGTTTATAAGGATCAAAGAAATTTGCAGTCAAATGGTGGTGAAATCAGTGATGCAGAATATGAAGCGCAAATGCGTGAAAGCGGCTTGGAATCCATCACCACAATCACCACAGCATTCACTGGCACAGTTTACTTTGGAAATCTGCAATGGAAGCAGGATGTGAACATTGGTGACATCTGTGTGATTGAAAATAAAAAGTGGGGAATATACATCAACAGCAGACTGGTTGAAGTGATTGAATCTGTTGCTGAAAGTGGTGAATATTCAATTGTTCCGACATTTGGAATATAATGAAAAGGGCAGGTGATACATATGGCAATTCAATCTTATTTCTTCAATGCCATTCTGAATGATGGTACATATGACAGGATATACAATGCAGAAGATGTGACATCATATCTTGATCTGCTTGTTGGCAATGGTGTGTTTCCTAATCCATCCACAATGCTTCAGGTGCGCGCATCCACAGGCATGAATGTGATTGTTGGTGCAGGCGCAGGATGGATCAATGGACACAAACTGATCAATACTTCTGATCTGACACTGACACTGGATGCATCTGATGTTCTTTTGAACAGAATTGATCTGGTCATTTTCTATGTTGACTTTACACAGCGCACAATGGGAATTGACATCAAAAAAGGAACATTGGCGGCAACACCAGTTGCACCAGTGCTTCAAAGGGATACAAGCAGATATGAAATGTGCTTGGCACAGATCAAAGTTGACAAGCAGATCACAGCCATCACAGGCATGATGATCACTGATACACGCGGCAACAGCAATCTGTGTGGCTATGTTCAAGGATTGATTCAGCAGGCAGATACAAGCACATTGTTTGAATCATGGCAGAATGGTTTTGAAACATGGTTTGAAGGTATCCAAGATCAGTTTGAACAGGGAAAAGTGTTCAAGCGGCTTGAAGGTCAGGTGACAACCACACAGGCAAATCAGTCAGTGTTCAATGTGCTGACTTACATTCCTGAATATGCATTTGCATATGACACACTGGATGTGTACATCAATGGCTTGCATCTGAATGGCAATGAATACACACTGTCAAATGCAGTGGTGACACTTGCCACACCTATTCAGAAAGCAGGTGCAGTGGTAACATTTGTGGTGTACAAATCTGTGGATCAGTAAACTTGCATCAAACTTGCATCAAACTTGCATCAAACTTGCAACAAAGTTGCAAGTTTTTTTTATTTTTTGTAAAAAAAGTATTGCAAATGTCAGTAATTACTGATATATTATAGGTGTAAGGTAAAGGAGAACAAAGACATGAAAAAGGCAATTCTGAAAGGGACTGAAAAGCAGGTCGCATGGGCAGAGGACATCCGCAGAGAGTTCATTGATTTCACTCTCGGAAAAGACACATCAGACGAGATAAGAGAAGAGGTCATTGAGATGATGTCAGAAAACAGGAGAAATCTGTTTCTCGAATTGATGGATGTCGAAAATGCGAAATGGTGGATTGAGAACCGAGAACATCTTGGATTCGGAATCAAACACATCGCAGGGCGGATCAAGACAGGAAAGATGATCATTGGAAAGTAAAGGAGAAGAAAATGAAACCAAGATATATTGTGAAATTTCAGTTCAGAAATGAACTTGGTGAATGGAAAGATGACTATTTTTCCGACAATGGCAACGGATGGACAATCAGAGATGCCGAAGCAATCGCAGAACAGTTAATCCGTGAAAATGTAAGAAATGTAAGAATTGAGGTATTCACAAAGTAATTATCACAGGTTAGCGGATCACCTTAAGCATCCGCACCAGATGAAAGGAAAGGTAAAAGGAAATGAAAAAAGAATATCAGGTAAGAAAAAGAACATCTTCTGCATTATTAACACATCATGAAATGAAAAGATGCCGTAAAGGATATATGAAAGCATACACACTGAACTTCACATTGGAAGAAGCAAGAGAAGAAGCAAAACGCATATTGGCTGAATGTGATTATGTGAGATATTGCAAAATTTACAAAGGAAAAGAATTCATTGAACAGATTGACAGATAAAAAAGAAGCCACATCCGCAATGGCTTCTTTTTTCGTGCAAGAAGGTAGAATCTCAAAAAGGAGTATTCATATTATGTCCACCATGATTGTGGACATATACATGCAGAATCATCTTTTTTCTGTTGTTTGTCCACCATGTGTCCACCACAGACCAAATGAAGCCAAATGAAGCACAGTTTTATCTGGTGAAGTAAAATCATCATGACCACCATAAAACCGCATCAGAACAGCATTCTGAAGGCACTGTGCGTGTCTTCTGGTGATTCCTGATGAATAAACCGCACAATGCCTTCATATCGCGTTCATATATGTTCAGATGGCTTCAGAATGGCTTCAGATCAACATTCATCATACTTCTGTGGACATGAACACACTGCTTTTGTCCTCATTTTGTCCACATCAGATTTTGTCCACAAACAATTCTTTCAAACATATCCACAGTTTCATCTGCCATGGCTTTTGTATCATGAATGTATGTCTGCAAAGTGGTTTCAATCTTTTCATGACCAAGGCGCATTTGCAGGTTCTTTGGATTCACACCAGATTCAGCAAGTAATGTTGCATGTGTATGTCTTAAAGCATGGAATTCAAACTGGATCATCAATTGCTTCTGAATGGTTTTTGAACAGTATCTGAATGTTTCTGGTGTGATCCATGTGCCATCATCACCAGTGCAGACCAGATCAACATCACCATCAGATACCTGCACCAGATCATGAATTTCATCTTTGATGTGCTTGGTTTTGTATCGCACATAATATTCACCACATGCCAATTTCTGTTCCTTCTGGCGCAGTTTGTGCTTCTTCAGAACATCAATCAGTGTTTGACCAATCTTCACTGTTCTATATGATGCAGTTGATTTTGGCGGTGCAAAGCACCATCTGTTTTTCACCTGTTTGGATGGCTTGAATCTGATCTGCTGTTTGTTCACAGTGATTGTGCCTTTTTCCAGATCAATATCATTCCATGTCAGACCAAACACTTCACCAATCCGCAGACCAGTGTGGAATCCAATCATCAGCGGCACATGGTGCTTGGATTCAAAAGGGAATCTTTCAATGATCCTGTTCCAGTCATCCATGCGCAAGATGATTCTTTTCCGCGGCTTCTTTTCCATCTTTGGTGCTTTCACAAACATCATTGGATTTGACTGAATCAATTGCAATGGTTCAATGGCATAATTCAGTGATCCTTTGAATGTTGATAGGATCAGATCAACATGTTGCTTGCTGAATCCTTTTTTCTTCTGATCATTCACAAAATCCTGCAATGTACTTGGATTCAAGGACTGCAAACGATAATGACCAACAGCAGGTTTGATGTGGTTGTTTACAATGCCTTTATAGGTTGATTGGCTGTTTGGTCTTAAATTTACATTCACATATTGTTCAAGCCATTGGTCAAGATAGTCAGCCACACTGATGTCTGATGGTTTGTGGATTTGTCCTGCATTCAGATATTCTGCCAGTGCTTTTGTTCCTGCCGCTTCTGCTTCTTTCTGTGTCTTGAATCCTGCCTGTGATGCATGTTGCCTTTTGCCATTGATTGATGCAATCGGAAATCTGTATTCCCAATTGGCAGGCTTTTTTCTGCCATCTTTATAAAATTGATCTTTATTTCTGTTTCTGGTTGATACTTTTGCCATTCATATTCCCTTCTTTCATTCCTTTGAATACATGTAAAAAATTGATCAGCACATCTTGTTCATGCTGATCCAGATGCATCTTTCCAATTTCACTTTTCAGTACATCTGCAATGGTTTGTTTTTTACAGATCAGACTGTCAATGGTCACATCATGAAAATGCGCAATCTGAAACAACAGATCAACAGGAATCTTTCTGATGCCTGATTCATAATTCACAATTGCTGATTTTGTCAGATTGAAAAATGATCCATATTGTTCTTGTGTATATCCTGTTGATTTGCGCAGGTATTTCAGATTTTGACCAAGATTTTTGTAAAAAAGTTTTGTTTCCAAAATATTTTCACTTCCTGTCATCTGGTATAACCACATGATACTATGTTTAACCACAAAATGAAACATTTATGCGGAAAATGCGAAAATTTACCACAAAGCGTGTATAAAATGTTGACAGCGGTAAAAAATGGATATATCTTCATAGGTAGAAAGGCGGTGACAGCATGATTGAAGAAAAGGTGATCAAGTATCCAAATCTGCTTGCTGAAATGGCGCGGTGCGGTGAAACATACACATCAATTGCTGAAGTGGTTGGTATGTCAGTGTCAGCGGTTCAGCGCAGGTTCAGTGGTGCGGTGGAATGGTCAAAAAGTGAAATAGACACAATATGTGATCATTTCAACAAAGATTATGATTATTTATTCAGACAGAGGTGAAGCGGTGTGTTGTACACCATAAAGGAAGTATCAGAAATTTTGAAAACAAATGTGACATATGTTCACAGATTGAGGAAGTCAGGACTGTTGCCATGCATCAAACTTGGTGCATACAAGGTCAGGAAAGAAGCACTGGAAGCATTTCTGGAAAGGTATGAAGGATATGATCTGACTGATCCAGAATCAGTGACAGAAGGTGAATATGAAGTTATATGCACACCAGATTGAAGGATTAAAAGCCACAGAAGGCATGAATCATGTTGCTTTCTATTGGGATATGGGATTGGGAAAGACATTTGCAGGATCAGAAAAGATGGTTGCACTTGGTGCAAAAGTGAATCTGATTGTCTGTCAGAAGTCAAAGATTGATGATTGGATTGATCATTTCAAACAGAACTATGATTGGCATGTTCTTGATCTTACAGACAAAAAACAATGGGAATATGCACTTCATGATTGTCCATATCTGCTTGATGAACCAGTTGTGTTTGTGATCAATTATGATCTTGCATGGCGCAGAAAAGAACTGCTGAATCTGATTGACTTCACATTGATGTTGGATGAATCTTCACTGATTCAGAATGAAACGGCAAAGCGGTCAAAGTTTATCTTGAAGATGAATCCAAAGAATGTGATCCTACTGTCAGGAACACCAACAGGCGGCAAATATGAAAAACTGTGGTCACAGATGCATCTGCTTGGATGGCAGATCAGCAAGCAGTTATATTGGAAGCAGTATGTTGAAGTTGAATATCTGGACACAGTTGACAGAAGCATTCCAATTGTCACAGGGTACAAGAATGTTGACAGGCTGAAGCGCAAGATGAATCAATATGGTTGTCAATTTCTGAAAACTGATGAAGTGTTTGATCTTCCATCACAGACATTCACCAAAGTGCGGATTCCTGCATCAAAAGAATACAGAAAATTCAGAAAAGAAAAGTATGTGCAAATAGGGGAAACAGAACTGGTTGGTGACACAACACTGAAAAGGATGTTATATGAACGGATGTTGTGCGGCATTTACAGTGAAGCAAAATTGAAAGCATTCACTGATCTGGTTGAAAGCACTGAAGACAGACTGATTGTGTTCTATAACTTCACAGATGAACTGAACAGAATGGAAACACTTCTGATGAATGAAAACAGACCAATCAGTATTGTGAATGGATCATATAAAAATCTGGATGCATATGAACAGTATGACAACAGTATTACATTCATTCAGTATCAATCTGGTGCAATGGGATTGAATCTGCAAAAGGCGAACAAGATCATATATTTCACACTGCCATTGTCAAGTGAACTGTATGAACAGTCAAAGAAGCGCATTCACAGAATTGGTCAGGATCAGGCATGTTTCTATTATCAATTGATTGTTACTGGATCAATTGAAGAAAAGATTCTGCGCACATTGGAAATGCGCAAGGATTTCACAGAAAAATTGTTTGAAAAGGATGAAGAAAAATGAATTGCATAAGTGAAAGAGAAAGCAAGAACAAAGAAATTGAATATTGGCGCATGGAATATGAAAAAGCATCTGATGAAATGCGCAAATTACGCTGTGACAATGAAGCACTGAAAGAAGCAGTGGTCAGAATGGCACTGAAGATGGTTGGTGTTACTAATTGACACAAATTGAAATCTGGTATGCAATCGCAAACAGTGCGCTGAACTTCATCTTCATATCAATAATCAGCCAGAATGGACAGAAACAGACAGTGACAGACATGAAGACTGATCTGCGCACCACAAAAGAAGATTTGATGGCAGAACTGAAAGACAGCAGGAAAAACATCATTGAAATGTTGGAACTGATAGAAAAGCAACAGAAAGGAAATGAAAATGGTAAAACGTGAAAGGTATTATGATGGACATGGAAATGAATTGCGCATTGATGAAGGCACAAAAGGCGCAATCAAAATCCAGATCAACAAAGAACAGATTGAAGTGCCTTTGATGAAGCTGTTTGACATGCTGAAGCACAGCACACCAGACAGCGGAAAACATGCAAAGGTGTATGAAGTCAGATGACAGAAAAACAATTTGAAAAAAAGGTGAAGCAGTTTCTGACTGATCAGGGTTGCTGGCTGTTGAAAACATGGTCAAATGGTGTTCAGCGTGAAGGTGTGCCAGATTTGCTTGTTTGCTGTAAAGGTTTGTTTCTTGGAATCGAACTGAAAGCGGCAAATGGCAAGCCATCCACACTGCAATTGTGGAACATTGAACAAATCCGTGCGGCAGGCGGTGTGGCATTGGTACTGTATCCAGACCAGTTTGAAAACTTCAAACATATGATCATGCTGTTGCTGTCTGGCAATCCAAACAGTGTGAAATTGCAATATGGTTTTGATAAAGAAAGGAAGGAAAAATGAATCTGTACGAACTGACAGCAGTGTATCAAAGACTGCAAGACCAGATTGAATCTGGTGAAGATTATGAAGGCATCCTTGCTGTGATCGGTGATGAAATTGAAGCCAAAGCAGATGGATATGCAAGGGTGATCCGCAACATGGAAGGAAGCATTGATTCATTCAAGGCAGAAGAAAAGCGGATTGCAGAAAAGCGCAAAGTGCTTGAAGCGGCAGTGGAAAGGCTGAAACAGAATCTGTTTGAATCCATGAAGGCAACAGGCAAAACAAAATTCAAGACTGATCTGTTCACATTCAGCATCCAGAAGAATGGCGGTGCGCTTCCTGTAATTGTGGATGTGCCAACAGATGACTTGCCAGATGATCTGGTTCAGATTATAGAAAAGCCAGATTTGAAAGCAATTCTGAAATACATTCAGGACACTGGTGATCTGTCATATGCGCATTTTGGCGAACGTGGCGAAAGTTTGAGGATCAAATGATGAAGCGGAAAAGTAAAAATAGTATCAGAAGCATTCATATTCATGATAAAGATGTGATTGCATTTGTTGAACAGATCGCAGAAGAATTCCATTGTCCATTGTATGAAGCGGTGGAACGGATCATCAGAAGCGGTCTGACTGCGCCATCAGTGCGGTTTGAATATGGTGACAAAGTGTGTGACACACTGACAGGTTATGAAGGCAGGATCACAGCAATGTGTACATATTACGATACAAAGCCAGATCAGTATCTGCTTGAAAGTATTGATTCAACAGGCAGACCAGTTGACTGGTGGATTGAAGAAGAAAGACTGGAAGCAGTCAAAGAAAGTGAGGAATAAACATGGCACAGAAAGTATTGATTCTTGGTGACAGCGGAACAGGCAAATCTGCTTCACTGCGGAACTTCACACCAGATGAAATTCTGGTAATCAATGCGGCAGGCAAGCCGCTTCCCTTCAAAAACAAATTTGAAAGCATCACACCAAGATTTGAAAAGTTGACACAGGACATCTTGAAAGCAATGGATGAAACCAAAAAGAAAGTCATTGTGGTGGATGATGCACAATACATCATGTCATTCCAGTACATGCGCAGGATCAAAGAAAATGGATGGGATAAATGGAATGACATTCAGGGTGATTTCTTCAATATCATCAAGGCATGTGATTATATGCCAGATGATGTGATTGTGTATTTCCTGTCACATCTGCAAAGGGATGATGAAGGACATGAAAAGATCAAAACAATGGGAAAAATGCTTGATGAAAAGATCACCATTGAAGGTCTGTTTACCACAGTGCTGAAGACATCAGTGAAAGATGGTCAGTATTTCTTCTTGACACAGAACAGTGGTCTGGACACAGTGAAATCACCAATTGGCATGTTTCCATCATATGCAATTGACAATGACTTGAAGTATGTGGACACAAAAATCAGAAACTATTATGAAATAGGTGAATTCAAAAATGATGAAGAAGTTGCGCAGATGGATCAGGAAGTGGCAAAAGAAGATGTTACTAAACCAGATGCAAGTGGTAGAAGAAGCAGACGGAAAAAAGACACTTCTGTTCAAAAAGCCGCTGAACCAGAAGCACATGGAACTGCTGATGGATCGCGAACTGTTTCCAAATCTGCACAGGATGATGGATCAGATGCAGGAAGCGCAGAAACAGCCGCAGAACAGCCAAAAGAAAGGCGCAGGAAAGTCAGAGAAGTAAAGGCTGAAGAAGTATCAACAGAAGCAGAAAACGCGCCAGAACAGGCTGAAATGAAGCCACAGGAAGCACCAACAGAAGCACCAAAGCGCAGAAGGCGCAGGAAAGCAAACACACTGACAGAAGAAGACATCAGCACTGATCACACACTGGACATCACAGATGCTGATCTGCCATTTTAACAGATGAAAGGAAGGTACAAACAGATGGCAATTGATTTTGAAAAATGGAACAAAGATTTTGGCGGTGAAACCGCAGTTGCAGAAATTGAAAAGGCAAAGGAATCAGCCAATGAATATGCTGAACTGCCTGAAGGTACATATGTGTGTAAACTGGAAAAACTTGAACTTGGTGAATCCAAGACTGGAAAGCCAATGGTCAAAGCCATGTTCAGAATTGTGGAAGGTGAACACAAGAAGCAGTGCATTTTCTACAATGGGGTAATGGCGGCAAATGATCCGCAGTACAATGGATTCATGATGCACAGGGCGCTTGAATTCCTGCGGTCATTGCAGGTGGTTGATGAAATGGAAGTCACATTTGATGGCAATTATGTTCATTTCAATGATCTGATTCTGGACATTCATGAACTGGCTGAAGAAGATGGACTGAAGTTTGAAGTAAACACCAAAAAAGATGGTGAATACAACAAGATTACAGTGACAGATGTGTTTGAATAAGGGAATGGCGGTGATGCCGCCATTCCTTCTGCAAAGAAGGTGTATATGTTGAAAGTATTAAGTTTATTCAGCGGCATTGGTGCTTTTGAAAAAGCACTTGAAAATATCGGTGAACCATTTGAAATCATCAGATATTGTGAAATTGATAAATATGCAAGTAAAGCATATTCACTGATACATAATCTTGATGAAAATATGAATTTGAAAGATGTTTGTGCAGTTGAAACTGAAACATTACCTGATGGCATTGATTTGATTACTTATGGCTTTCCATGTCAGGATATAAGCAACAGTGGCAAACAAAAAGGATTTGTTGATGAAAATGGCAATTTAACAAGAAGCGGATTGTTTTTTGAAGCACTGCGCATTATTGAAGACACAAAACCAAAAATTGCAATTGCTGAAAATGTGCGTGCATTGGTGTCAAAGAAATTTACTGCTGAATTCAAGATTGTTTTAGACAGTTTGAATGATGCAGGATACACAAATTATTGGGCGGTGCTGAATTCAAAAGATTATGGTGTTCCGCAGAATCGTGAAAGAGTGTTCATCATATCAATCCGCAATGATATAAATCATGGTTTTGCTTTTCCAAAGAAATATGAACTAAAAGTGAAACTAAAAGATTTGCTTGAAGAAAATGTTGATGAAAAATATTATTTGAGTGACAAAATGCTTGATGTGATTCTGTCAAGCGGCACAAAAAATTTTTATTACAAACCAGAAATTGATTTGGATATAGCAAGACCATTGACATCAACAATGCACAAATCACACAGGGCATGTCAAGATAATTATGTAAGTGAACAATTCACAAAAACTGGCAGAAAACTGGAAATTGAAGATTGTTTGCGCATAAAAAACGCAACAAAAAAAGGGTATTTGGAAGCGTATGAAGGTGATTATGTAAATTTGCAATTTCCAAACAGTAACACCAGAAGGGCACGTGTTGGTGAACAGTTGGCAATGACATTGTTGTGTAATGATTCAAATGGTGTGGTTGTAAATGATCCACCATTAAGGATCAGAAAACTAATACCAAAAGAATGTTTTAGGCTGATGGGATTTGATGATGAAGATTGTGATGTTCTGATTAAAAATGGAATATCCAATACACAAATTTATAAAATGGCAGGAAACAGCATTGTGGTTGATGTACTTGAAGAAATATTTGTTGCGCTGCTCAATCAATATGAAGATGTGTTTCCATATGGTGGTGAACATGATTCTTTTTTATGATTTTGAAGTGTTCAAATATGACTGGCTTGTTTGCGTATGTGATCCGATAGAAAGAAAATGGACTGTGATATATAACAACAAAGCAGGTCTTGAATTGTTCTATGAACAGCACAAGGATGACATCTGGTGCGGTTACAATTCCAGATCATATGACACTTATATTCTGAAAGGCATTCTGCTTGGTTTTGATCCATATGACATCAATGACTGGATCATCAATCAAGACAGGAAGGGATGGGAATATTCATCTGAATTCAACAGATTGCAATTGTACAATTATGACTGTATGCATCCAAAGCGGTATGGATTGAAGACATGTGAAGGCTATCTTGGAAATGACATGCGTGAAACCAGTGTGCCATTCAACATTGACAGGAAACTGACAGATGATGAAATGCTTGAAACCATCAAATACTGCAAGCATGATGTGGAACAGACAATGGAAGTGTTCATCAGGAACAAGGCAGACTTTGATGCACACATGTCACTGATAAAGACATTCAAACTGCCAATGAAAAGCATCAGCAGAACACAGGCACAATTGTCAGCAATGGCAATTGGATGTGTCAGAAAAGACTGGTTTGATGAATGGGATTATTCCATCATTGACACACTGGACATCAAAAAGTACAAGCACATTGTTGACTGGTATGAATTGCAAAGAACAGTGCAAGATTATGATGCATATCTTGAAACAGAAGTGTGCGGTGTGCCACATGTGTTTGGTTGGGGTGGATCACATGGTGCGCCAGATGCGCCAGTACATACAAAAGGATTGATTCTGCATGTGGATGTCACTTCTTTTTATCCATCAATTATGATCAATTATGACATGCTTTCAAGAAATGTTGCTGATAAAAAGGTGTATGAACAGATATATGCAAAGCGTGTTGAACTGAAGAAGGCAGGCAAGAAACGTGAACAAGCACCATATAAGATCATTCTGAATGCCACATTTGGCATCAGCAAAGACAAGTATTCTGCCGCATATGATCCAAGGCGCGCAAATGAAGTGTGTGTGAATGGTCAATTGCTTCTGCTTGATCTGCTTGAACATCTGGAAGGTCACTGTGATCTGATCCAGTCAAACACAGATGGTCTGATCATCCAGATTCCAGACACAGATGAAGCATTTGATGCAGTGGATGATATTTGTTATGAATGGGAAACCAGAACAAAAATGAAACTTGGCTTTGATGTTATATCAGAGATTTGGCAGAAGGATGTGAACAATTACATCTTCAGATTCAGGGATGGCAAACTTGAAAGAAAAGGCACATATGTGAAGGAACTGAATGAACTTGACAATGACTTGCCAATCATAAACACAGCACTGGTTGATGCCATGACAAAGAATATTCCAGTGGAACAGACCATCATGCAGTGCAATGATATGAAGCAATTCCAGAAGATTGTGAAGGTGTCAAGCAAGTATATATGCGGATGGCATAATGGTCAGAAACTGCAAGATAAGACATTCAGAGTATTTGCCAGTAAGGATCAGAATGACACATTCATTGGAAAAGTGAAATGGAAAAAAGAAAAAGAAGCAATTGAAAAATTTGCAAACACACCAGAACATTGTTTCATATACAATGATTCTGTAAATGGAAAGACAGTGCCAGACAAACTTGACAGAAAATACTATGTGGACATGGCAAAAAACAGGTTGAAGCAGTTTGGCATGTAAAGGTGAATGAATATGTACCAATTATTCAAAGGGTATGTGACAACAAAGAACAAACAATGCACAATGCCATTCAAAGGGAAATCATCTGAAGAACTGTTGACACTGCGTGATGTCAGCAAGCGTGATGAATATGCAGGAATACTGAATGACAACACGGTGCTGATTGATGTGGATGATCATGAAATGTCTGAAATACTGATGCGGATCATTGAAGCAAAACAGTGTGCCTGCCGCGTATATGAAACCACACGCGGCAAGCACTTTCTGTTCAGGAATGAAGAAAGAATTCAGAGAAACCACACAGGCTGTCAATTGGCATGTGGTCTGAAATCTGACATCAAACTTGGAAGCCGCACATCATATTCTGTTCTGAAGTACAAAGGCAAAGAAAGATCAATCATATATGACATTTATGATGATGAAGAATATGATGCTGTGCCAAAGTGGTTGTTGCCAGTGACAGCAAAAGCAGATTTCATTGACATGGCTGAAGGTGATGGCAGGAATCAAGCATTGTTCAATTATATTCTGACATTGCAGTCAAGCGGATTCAGTAAAGATGAAGCGCGTGAATGTATCCAGATCATCAATCAGTTTGTGCTGAAAAAGCCGCTGTCAGAAAAGGAACTGGACACTGTGACAAGGGATGAAGCATTTCAGAAACCAATTTTCTATGATGGTAAGACATTTCTGCATGACAAGTTTGGTGAATTCCTGATCAGTGAATATCACATCATCAAGATTGGCAGTGTGCTTCATTATTTCAAGAATGGTGTATATGTTCCTGCCAACATTGATGGTCTGATGATCAAGCACATTCCAAATCTGAAGCAGAATCAAAGAAAAGAAGTGCTTTCATATATGATTGCCAAAATAGAACAAAACACACCAGTATGCAGTGCAAACTTCATTGCTTTCAAGAATGGTATATATGATGTTGCAACAGATGAACTGGAAGCATTCAGTGCTGACAAGGTGATGACCAACAAGATTGAATGGAATTACAATCCAGATGCATACAGTGAACTGGTTGATGATGTGCTGAACAGGCTTGCTTGTGGTGATCACAGTGTGCGGCTATTGCTTGAAGAAGTGATTGGATACACATTCTATCGCAGAAATGAATTGCGCAAAGCATTCATGCTGAAAGGCAAAAGGCACAATGGAAAATCCACATATATTGATATGATTGCATTTCTGCTTGGTGAAGACAACATTGCATCACTTGATCTGAATGATCTTTCACATGAATACAAGGCGGCAGGCTTGTTTGGTAAACTGGCAAACTTGGGTGATGACATTGAAGATGAATTCATACCAAGTGCAGGCATCTTCAAAAAAGTGGTGTCTGGTGACAGGATGAATGCCAATGTGAAGTTTGCCGCACCAATTGAATTCAATCCATATTGCAAACTGATCTTCAGTGGCAACACCATTCCAAGATTGGGAAGGGGAAGGGATTCTGATGCAATTCTTGACAGGTTGATCATTGTGCCATTCAATGCCAGTTTCAACAAAGGCACAGCAGGCTTTTCGCCATTCATCAAGTATCAATTGCGCAGTCAGGAATGCATGGAATACTTGGTGCGGATCGGTATTGAAGGCTTGAAGCGTGTATTGAATGCACAAGGCTTTACCAGTACAAAAGGATCAGAAGAAGAACTGGCTGAATATGCTGAATCACTGAATCCAATCACACTGTTCTTTGATGAAATGGGTGACAGTATGCTGAATGAATCCACAAAGAAGTGTTACAGAAGATACAATGAATTCTGCATTGAAAACGCAATGAAGCCAATCAGCCATATTGAATTCAGCAAGCAAGTGAAAGCATATTTTGGATATGACATCAAGGTGATGAACATTGAAAGAAAGTCAACAAGGGTATTTGTAAAGAAAGCAGGTGATCAGAATGGCAGAAGCAAAACTATTGATTCACACAATGACCAATGATGAACTGGAACGGATTATTCAGAAGGCGGCAGATCAAGCGGCACTGAAAACATTGAACAAACTGAAAGAATCAGGCAGGATCACATATGTCTTCAGCAACAGTTTCAAAAAGACTGAAGAACTGTTGCGGCTGTATCCTAAACTGCCAGATGATCATCCAGAAAGGAAGCGCATTGAACAGGCTTTTGAAAAGATCAAGGATGATGAATACTGTGATGTGATTGCTTCAAGATACTTTGATGGATTGTCCATTGTAGAAATCAGTGAAATATATGATTGCAAGTATCAGACCATCAGCAAGAAAAGAAACAAACTGGTGAAGATACTGGCAAGTGAACTGTTTCCAGAAGATGTGCTGAATGAAATATTACAGAAATGAAAAAAGGTGGTGCGGATGCACTGCCTTTTTTCAATAAGATGAAAGGAAATAATACAATGGGTGTTCACTGCACACTGACCATCTGCTGATATTATAGCAAATAAATTGTGGGAAAATTATGTGATGATTGTGTGAAATTATGTGAAAACACTGAAAACGCTTGCAAATATCAGTGATTACTGATAGACTATACTTGACCAAAGGTGGTCAGATGAAAGGAAAGGTCTTTGAAAATTTATGGCAAAAAAGAAACCAATTTTGGTCAGTGACATTCTGGACATTATGAATGAAACTGACAAAGTGTGCGTGATGCTTTACGCATACGGTGTGTATTATGGTGACACACAGCGTGATGGAATGCAGACAGTGAAGGATTGCAAGGATGAAATGAATTATGATTGCATCCATGCATTGGTTACGCGGATCAGAACAAATGATGAACGTGATGATCATGCACATGTTGTGATTCAGGCAGAAATTGTCCATTGAGGTGAAACCATGCTGAAGTATTTCAGACAAGATAAACTGGATCATTCCAGAAATGAAATCACCTATGAAGAAGCACTGCACATTATGCTTGGAACATGGAAAGACAATGACATGACAAGGGATATGTTGACCATTCCAAACACAATTCAGTGCAGATTCAGCATCATTGAAGTTGAAGATCACAAAGGTGATGGTGACATCATGGTGTTGATGGCAGGCATGTATAACATGTTACCAATGAACATTGATTATGATGAAGATGGAAATCATCTGAAGTAATCCAGAAGATGTGGAAGCGATAACCACACAAAAAACACTGATCTTGAAAGGAACAGAACATGAAAATCATTAAAACCATTTTGACCGCACTGCTTGGTGCGCTGATCATCCTGACAACACTGTTCTATGCAGTGGTTCAGGAATCAATCAAACTGAATCCAGTGACAGCAGAAGAAAGACTGATGCCATGAAACTGATGAACACTATTGTGTTCATTCTTGTGCTTATAAGCACCATTGAAAGAAAACTGGATGAATACAAACAGAAAAAGAAATGGAATGAAATGATAAAGAAAGGAAACAGCATGAATGATGATGTGATCAAGTGCAAACAGTGTGATCACTGGAAAAAGCAGATTGCAATGCATGATCCTGATGGCATTGAATGGCGCAAATGTCCAGTGCTTGGGATCATGACAAAAGAAACATTCTATTGCACAGAAGCAGTAGAAATGGACACATATGAAGAAGACTGTGCAAAGTTTGGGTGAGGAAAGAAGAGAATGGAACATTCAGCAGAGTATAAAAGAGGTTATAGAGCAGGATATTCAGCAGGATATAAAAAGCCGTACAAAAAATTAAAAGACTTTGATAATTATGTCACAAACATTGCCGATTCATTTCCGTCTGATGAATTTATCTGCTCACGTTGTGGGATACGTTTGAAGGATTGGGATTCATATGAACTGAATGATGGTGATACATACGTTTATGAATATGAATTCAAATTTTGTCCGAATTGCGGTGGAGAAATTATAGAAAGGAAAGAATCATGACAGTTGGTAAAATGATTAGTTTATTATGCATATATTGCAGTGAAGTGGATGAACTTTTGATGTGTCACAGTGTTGATGAAATTGAAGTACATGATGATTGCATTCTGGTTTATTTTAGGGATGCCAACACTTCAAATATAAGAATTGAAAGGAAAGATCATGACTGAATTTGAAAAGGAAACAGAACATTTTTTTGAACATCTGAAGGCACTTGGATATGTCAAGGTTGTTCCATGTGAAGAATGCAAATGGAATCCAATGACACATCCAGACCGCGCCATGCATCACACTTTTGCATGGTGCTGGCATTATGATCAGATCGGTTACTGCATCAAAGGGGAAAGAGAATGACAAAAGAAGAAGCAATTCAGCAGGTAGAAAACGCGTTTGACGCATTTGAAAGTGAATGGAAGGTGCTTGGTGATGATTGGTCATATGAACATGAAGCACGCGACATGGCAATTGAAGCATTGAAGCGTGATGATCCAAAAACTGAATTTCAGAAGCGTTTTGAAAAAAGTACATTCTGCGGTTATTCAGCAAAAGAATTGTTGATGTTTGCTGATGCATGCAGAAGATCAAATATCAGTGAAGCTGATCTTCATGAATTCTGCGCAAATGTTGAAAATGTATGGCAATACATCATTGAAAAAACGCATGAAGAAATTGAAAAGCAAATAGAAAGGCAGTCATCAACATGGGGATCATTTTCTGCTTGATAATGTTATTGTTATTCATCATCATGCTGTGGTGCTGTGCTGTTGTTGCCAGTGATGCAGATGATGACATGGAAAGGAATTATCATGGAAGCCATAAACATTGAAAAAGATGAAAAAGCTGTGGAAGCGGCAAGACTGATCAGCCAGTATTGCGCGGATCATCCAAACTGCAAACATTGTGTGTTCACATTCAGTCAGGTTTGTATGCTGAAATGGACAAAAGCAGAACACTGGAATGATTGTATTATCAGATTATTTGACCACAGAAAGTCAGTATTGACCGATAAAAACAGATAGTATATACTGACATGGAAAGGTGATGATGAACATGAAAAAATCAAGTGAAGCAAAGATCAGGGCATCAGCCAAATATGACAAGAACAACACGCGGCTGATCCAGATGAAACTGAATAAAAAGACAGATGCTGACATTTTGGCACATCTGGATGCTATGGATAATAGACAGGGATATATCAAAGAACTGATCAGAAAAGACATGTCTGGTGTTGGCAGTGCTGTTCCAGTGATTGATAAGCGGATTATTGATGGTGAATTCCTTGAAGGTCAGTCAGTGGTGGTCAGCATTGATGGAAGGGAATTCAAACGCAAAGTATATTACAGTACAAAGTGGGGTGATTTGGTGATCACAGTGCTTGGAAATGAATATGCCAAATATGAATTTCAATGAACAGCCAAAAGCGGCTGTTTTTTATTTTTCAAAAATTTTTATAAAAGGAAAAACACCACTTGCTCAAGGTGGTGTTTTTCCTATCGCTTAGGAGGTTTTAAGATGCACTGCCAGCACTTAAAGGCAATTAAATTATAGCACAATTTTCAAACATATGAATATAGTGATATTAGGATTATTCATCTTGCTGTCTTTCTTTCAAGTCACACATCATGCATGTGTGGCTTCTTTTTTGTGCATAATAAAATCATGAAAAAGACATTGTTTTTCCTGCTGTCCTTGACGATACTTGCCACTGGTCTTGCAATGCCAGCTTCTGCACAGCACTGTGATGTTCAGCGCGGTGACAGTATGTGGCGCATTGCTAAAAGATACAATGTTCTTTTCAAAGATGTACTTGAATTGAACAAGCATTTCAAAAATCAACATCTGATTCATCCAAATGATGAAGTGGAACTGCCTGATGGAAGCACTGGAACATCAACAAATCAATCTGGCACAGGTGATAGTGATGCACAGAAAACTGATGAAAGACAGGCTGAAATGACACAGGCTGAAGCGGTGCTGAAACTTGTGAATCAGGAACGGTCCAAAGCTGGTCTTCAGCCGCTGACATTGACAAAGAAGCTGACTGACATTGCATACACAAAAGCAAAAGACATGGCTGACAAAGGATATTTCAGCCATCAGTCACCAACATATGGATCACCATTTGACATGTTGAAACAGTTTGGTGTGTCATTTTCATATGCTGGTGAAAATATTGCCGCAGGTCAAAAATCAGCTGAAGAAGTCATGAACAGCTGGATGAATTCAAGCGGTCACAAAGCCAACATTCTGAACAAGAATTACACACAGATTGGTGTTGGTTTTTATCGTGGCGGTCAATATGGCACTGAATGGGTACAGCTATTCATCAAGCCATGAAAAGAAGCATTCTGATCTTTAGTGGTCAGGATGCTTTTTCTGTTTCATTGTGGTGTATTCCATCTGTAAAAATATGGTAATAAAATATATGATGTAAAAGTGAGGTGAAAATTATGAAAGACAAACAATATTGGTCAAAATGGTTCAAAGCGGCACTGATCCGCGCAATCAAGACAATGGCGCAGACTGCGCTTGGTATGTTCACTGTTGGTCTTGCTATTGAAGAAGTGGCATGGTCATATGTGGCTTCTGTGTCTGTTGTGGCAGGTATTTATTCATTGATCACATCCATTGCAGGACTGCCAGAAGTAGAAACATCAGAAGGTGATTTTGATGACTATGAATGACAGTGTATCAATTGCACTGATTATTTCCATTGTGTCACTGGCTTGCACATTGATTTCAACATTTGGCGGCAGTAAAAAGCGGCAGAAAGAAGACATTGAAGCAGAAGTTGAAAGGCGCGCTTCCATGAAAGAAGAGTTTGTGAAGGTGAATTTCAAACTGGATGAATTCTGCCGCAGGCTTGATGAAATAGTGAAGCGGTATGACAAAACAGATGAAAGACTGGACAACCATGAAAAGCGGATCAGTGATCTGGAAGTGAAGGTGAAGTGAAATGCATGGCAGGCAGACCAAATAAATATAACACACATGTGAAGCCGCGCTTTGATGAAATCCTTGAATGGCTTCAGATCGGTGCGACAGAAAAGGAAATTGCAGAAAAACTTGGTGTGAATCAGAAGGTTTTTGGCAGATATAAGAAGCAATATAGTGAATTAAATGCCTTAATCAAAAAAGGCAGGAAAGCACCAGTGGAAGCCATCAAAGCCGCACTGTACAAACGCGCAATTGGCTTCACATACACTGAATCAAAACTGATTGAAGACAGTGATGGAAACTGGAAAAAGGAAACATTGACAAAAGCCGCGCTTCCTGATCCAACATCAGCAATGATGCTTCTGCGGCATTGGGATCAAGAAAATGGATGGACATCTGATCCTGCCGCACTGAAGTTGAAAAAAGAAGAATTTGAATGGAAAAAAGAAAATATAGAAAGTGAGAACTGGTAATGGCATTTACACCAAGATTGACCGCACCAAGCGGCACAAACAAGTATTACATCAGCACAGCCAATGGTGGATACAACAAGTGCATCATTATCAACAAAAGCACTGGTTCATGTCTTCCAAACTGTGTTGGATATGCGTATGGCAGATTCATGGAAGAAGCAGGAAAGACATCATGCACACTTTCACGCGCCAATGCTGAAAACTGGTATGGGTACACTTCTGATGGTTACAAACGCGGATCAAAGCCAAAACTTGGCGCAGTGCTGTGTTGGCGCAGAGGTCAAGCCAATAATGGTTCAGATGGCGCAGGACATGTGGCAGTGGTGGAAAAGATTGAAGGCAACAAAATCACAGTCAGTCAATCCGCGTATGGCGGCACAAGATGGTTTCTGTCAACATATACAGAAGGCAAATATGATCACAATGGTCTGATCTTTCAGGGATTCATTTACAATCCATATGTTGCTGAAACAGCAGTTGATCTGTCAAAGTTTACTGATGCAGAACTGGCTGAAAAAGTCATGAAAGGTGAATTTGGCAATGGGAATGACAGAAAAGCCGCACTTGGCAACAGATATGAAGCGGTTCAGAAACTGGTTGATCAGAAGTATGCAAAGCCGCAGAAAGGCACATACGCGCCAAAACTGCCATTCACACAGCCAGACACAAACAACATTGTCAATGCGCACAGGTATGATTTCACATATAAAGACTTCACTGCGGTGTTCAAAAGCAAAGGTGGTTATACTGCTTATGTTGAATCTTTAGGTGGTGTATTTAAAAAGCACGCAAAGCACAATGCCACAGCAAAGGTTGATTTCACAGCAAAGACCATTCAGGAATTCCAAGAATGTGCTGATTATGTCTTTGGAATGATGACCATGTATGGCTTCAATTACACAGATGTGAATGGCAAAAAAGTATGGGGTTCATCTTCTGGCACATATGCTGATGATGCTTTCTATAACAAGTCAGTGAATCTGAAGCAATTCTTTGACGGTGACACAAACAAAAATGGCTTCAAAGTCAGCATTGATCAGATTTGTTCTGGAAGCACCAAAGGCGGCATGATGACAAACTGCGGATGGTCAGCCACATATCTTTTCAAGAAAGCAGGTCTGATTCCTGCTGATGGTGAAAATGTGGAAGTTGAATTTTATGGTGATAAAGATTATCACAAATATTACAGAAAACGCGGTGCAAAGAAGATCACCAACATGAAGAATTCTGCTGACTTCCAGATTGGTGACATCATTGGATTCCACAAAAAAGGATCAGGATTCACATATGCGCATTGTTGTGTGGTTGTTGATGTGAACAAAGCAAAAGGCACATATACCATCTTTGATGGTGGATCAGCCAGATTCACAAAAACACGCGGATGCAATGTGACAGGTAAACTTGGTGATTCACCATTGTTTGGATCATATGTGCGGTTTGAAGTGTTAAGACTGCCGCTGAATCTGACAGCATCCACATCTGGCAATGATCTGTCAAAATACACTGATGCACAATTGGCAGACATGGTGCTGAAAGGCACATTTGGCAATGGTGAAGCACGCAAAAAGGCACTTGGTGACAGATACACTGCGGTGCAGAAGATTGTTGATCAGAAGGCATCTGGAAGCGCACAGAAGCCACAACCAGTGTATTACACAGTCAAGCGCGGTGATACATTGTCAGGAATTGCGGCAAAATACAACACAACATGGCAAAGGCTGAAAGCATTGAACAATTTGAAGAATCCAAATCTGATATATGCAGGTCAGAAGATCAGGGTGAAGTGAGGTGAAAAAGTATGCCTTATTATGTAATAGGTGAAGACAAAGGCTTTGAAAAAGCATATTCTGCTGATGAAATTGATGCGCAGATGAACAATGTGAATCAGTCATTGGAAACTGCAAACAGCAACATCAGCACCATCCAGAACAACATCACCACAATCAACACAAATTTGAATGGAAAGCAGAAGACAATCACAGTCAGTGACAATGCGCCATCAGGCGGTGCAAATGGTGACATCTGGATTGAATATTGATTGGTGGTGATTAAATGGCATTAAGCGGTTCAGTATCATCCAGTACATATGATTCAGTTGGTATCAAATTAACATGGTCAGCAACACAAAATGTTGGCAAAAATCAAAGCACCATCAAATGGACACTGAAATCATATGGCAGAAAGTCAAATGAATGGTGGATGTCGGGCAATTTCAAGGTTGTCATTGACGGTTCAACAGTTTATTCATCAAGCACCAGAATCAAAATGTATGGCAATGGTGCAACAACAATTGCATCTGGTTCAAAGACACTGACACACAACAATGATGGTTCAAAGTCATTCAAAGTTTCTATTGAAGCAGGTATTTATACAGTTGCTGTGAACTGTTCTGGATCAAAAACATTCACGCTTGACAAAATTGCCAGAAATCCAAATGCGCCAACAGCGGTGTCAATCACAGCAGGTCATGGCAATTATGTTGGATTAGGTGATACAGTCACAATCAAGTGGTCTGGTGCTTCTGGTGTAATCACTGGTTATCAAATCCAGTATTCACGCGGCAACAGTGGATGGAAAGAATGGTCAGCAGGTAATGTGACAAGCACAGCCACTTCAGGAAGCAAAACAGATTCATTCACAGCCACAGACATCAACATCAATGGCGCAGGAAATGCGGTGAAATATCGTGTACGCGCTATGAATGGAACACTGGCTTCTGCATGGAAAGAATCAAACACACTGTACATATCAGGTGTTATGAAAGCCAAAGTCAGTGGTGCTTGGAAAAAAGGCAGTACATGGGTAAAAGTAAGCGGTTCATGGAAACGCGCAAAGCGCGTGTGGGTAAAAGTAAGCGGCACATGGAAAGAAAGTGTGTAAAGGGGTGAAAATATGGCAAATGACACAATCATAATCAATGATAATTTGCGCACCATGCAGATTCCATCAAGCATTGTTCTTCTTGGTGTTGAATCTGATGATGATGTCAACAAAATACCATTTCAGATGCCAAAAGAATATTGCGGTTTTGATCTGTCACAGTTTCAAGTGCGGATCAATTACATGAATGCAAATGGTATTGGTGACATTTACATTGTTGATGATCTTGAAATTGATGGTGATGATCCATCACTGATGAACTTCACATGGTTGGTTGGCAGAAATGCCTGCGCATACAAGGGAAACACAAAATTCATTGTTTGTCTAAAGAAGTTTGACAACAGCCAGAATGTGATTCAGGAATTCAACACAACAGTGTACAATCTGCCTGTTTTGGAAGGTCTGGAAACAACAGAAGCAGTGGTTCAGCAGAATGCTGACATCATTGAATACATACTGAAAGCAATTGAAGATGCAGGCACAATTGATCTTTCAAATTATTACACAAAGGCAGAAGTGCAGGCATTGAAACTGGCAAATCCCTATAAACTGAACATCAATGGTACTGAATATGATGGATCACAGCCAGTGGAAATGACCATTGAAGGTGGAAGCAGTACAACAACAGAAACTGCTTCTGGTACAATTGTTCATGTCACTGATGCAGTGCCAAATGAAGCAGTGAAATCACTGCAATTGCTTGATTCAAATGCTTCACCAATCAACAGTGCTGTGATCTGCATTACAAACAAAAATCTGTTCAGAATTGATCTGCTTGCTGATCAGACTGTCAACAAAGGTGTTACATTTGACAAAACAGTTGATGGAAGCATCCATGCAACAGGTACAACAACAGGCACATATGCATCAGCGCAGGTTGCGCTTCCTGCAAGTATGTTTGTGGAAGGTGAAACATACACACTGTCAAGCGGCAAAAAATCTGGCGGTGTATTATATGTTCAGTTGATTTTGAACTATGAAGACAACACCACAGACTATATTGTTTCAAATTCAACACCATACACTTTCAGCATTGGCAAAAAAGTCACATCTGCAATCGGATCAGTACAGATCACAAACAGCGGTGTCAATGTTGATGAATGGGTATATCCAATGTTGGAACTGGCTGATTCAGCATCAGCATTTGCAAACAATGTGTTCAATTCCATGACATACAATGGATCAACAATGCCAACACTGCCTGATTCAATCAGCAATATTTGGTCAACAAATGCCAATGTAGACAATATCATCATGGAATACTGGAATGATCCTGTTCTGGCGCAAGTGAATGAACTTGAAAAACAGTTTTATCAGACAATCAGCCATGATGATGCATTGAAAGCAGACAGTGAAAAAGCGGTTCAGAATAAAGTTGTCACAGCGGCACTGGCACAAAAAATTGCATATCCTGCCGCAGGTGCTGTTGGTCAGGTACTTTCAAAAACAGCAGATGGTGCTGTTTGGTCAAATGCAGGCGCGCCAACACAGGAACAAACAAATGATGCTGTTGCAGATTGGCTTGATAATCATCCAGAAGCCACAACAACAGTTGAAGATGAAAGCATCACAGTGGCAAAATTGGCAAGTGATACAGTTGCACTGATCAATAAAAAAAGCGGTATGACTGAAGATGTAAAACAGGCATTATTGGCTTGTTTTGCGCATGTTGCATGGATTGATGATGATGGACAAGATTATTATGATGATCTTGAAAATGCATTATATCCACCATCAAATCTTGCATCAATCAGTGCCACATTCAATCAGGGTGCAAATGTCATTTATGACACAGATTCACTTGATGTTCTTGAACAGTATTTGACTGTTGTTGCAAATTACACTGATTCAACACATGAAACAATTTATGATTATGTGTTAAGCGGTACACTGAAAGCAGGAACATCAACAATCACTGTCACATATGGCGGCAAATCAACAACATTCAATGTGACGGTCACAGAACGTGTTCTGTCTTCTATTTCCGCAGTTTACACACAAAGTGGTACTGTTTATGATGATGCAACACTTGACAGTTTGAAATCTGATCTGGTGGTCACTGCATTATATTCAGATGCAAGCACTGCAATTGTACCAAGTACAGATTACACGCTGTCAGGAACACTTGCAGAAGGTACAAGCACAATCACTGTGTCATATGGTGGAAAGACTGCAACATTTAATGTGACAGTATCTGAAGCAGTTACTGACACAACCGCTGAAATTGAAACAGAAGGATATGTCCTTTCAGGCAATAATTCAACAGCATCAAGATCACATGGTGGTATCACTATTACATATGATTTGGATGAGCCGACAACAGTTTTGCATCCTGCCGGCATTATTCCTGTTTCATTTGGTTATGTTGGTCATGCAGGCAATCTGCAAATTTATCTTAATGGAACATATGTGAATTATGTTTCCGAATATGAAAATTCAAGTGCAGGCAGATGGGCGCAATTGGCTTCTGGAACATTGGCTGAATATTCAGAAAAAAGTTGGAATGTGAAACCATACAACCAAATCAAATTTTCTGTGGATGATAGACATCTTGATGATGCATACATGTATGACTATACATCAGGTCAAATTTGGTTTGCCGGCATCAACACACCATATTATGGAAAAAGCAACATATCTGAAGTAAATTCATAAAGGAATATGCCATATGATATATGATAAAAGCGGAAATCAGATAAATGCAGTATATTCTTTGAATGGAAATCAATCTGAACAAGCATATGACATTTCAGGCAATAATGTATTTTCACATGGTCATGTTTTGAAAATCATGTCATACAATGTTGGTCAATGGTATATTGGTAACAGTAACAAAGTGCCAACAGAAAAGAAATCTGTATATTATGATTTACAACATGGCATATTTGAAAACAATCCAGTTGATATTCTATTTTTGCAGGAATATTTGGATCAATGGTGTGATGATGGATCATATGCAACAACAGATTTCATTGATGATTTTTTCAATAATCAAGAAGTCACAACACCAACAGGATATATTGGACATTCAATCTGTGCCAAAGATCATGAATTATTAGACTATGCGACACACGCATTTTCTGCAAATAGGTCAAGTTATCCATCATTTGAAACAGCAAAAATCACAATTGGTGGAAAAACAATCAATGTGATCAATACACACAATGATTTTCAAATTGATTATCAAAGAATCAATGTCACTGAATTGCTTGCGGCTGTTGCTGATATGGAATACTTCATTTTAGCAGGTGATTTTAACATTGATCTGGCAGTTGAAGAAACAACAGGAAATCAATATCAGAACAGTGTCAAGCGGTTTATTGATGCAGGTTATCATGTTGGAAATTGTGTTGTTGGATGGATACGCACATATTTTGGAACATCAAGCACAACAGGCGGCAAATTTACTGATCAAATTGTGACATCAGCAAATATTCAAATTGAAAATGTATATGCGGATACATCAAAACTGACTGATCCAATTGGTGATAAAATTGATCATTTGCCATTGATTGCTGAATTAAGGATCAATTAAAACAATCAGCACTGAAAGGTGGTGATCAAATGCCAAACAAACAACAGGAAAAGCCGCGTGAATCAGGCACAAACAATATCAAAGAAGCTAAACAAGCAGTGGAAAGAAAAGAAGAAAAGAAATAAAGAAAGGGCGCACAGCAATGTGCGCTTCTTTTTGTATGCACTATATTGTGACAAAATATGGTAAAATATAAGTATGAAATACATAGTATACAAGCATACAACACCAAGTAAAAAAGTATATATTGGGATCACATCAAGACAAGCAGAACAGCGATGGTGTAATGGTAAAGGATATAAACACAATGCGCATTTCACCAGTGCCATTCAGAAATATGGATGGAACAACATCAAACATGAAATTCTGTTCACTGATCTGACGAAAGAAGAAGCTGAACAGAAGGAAATTGAATTGATTGCTTTATATCACAGTAATGACAGAATGTATGGATACAATCAATCATCTGGTGGTGAATCACATGAAGGATGTTTTCATACTGACGAAACAAAAAAGAAATTGAGTGAAATGCAGAAAGGCAAAAAGCTTTCAGAGGAACATAAAATGAATATAAGTAATGCAGAAAAAGGAAGAACACCATATTGGTGCATAGGCAAACATTTATCAGATGCACACAAACAAAAGATTAGTAAAGCATTAAAAGGGAAAGCAAAAGGAAAATATGTTGGCGGCAAAAGTGTAAGATCAAAAGCTGTTGACATGCTTGATGTGAATGATAATTATATAAAGACTTTTAATGCTACAACAGAAGCGCAAGCAGAAACAGGTGTGAATTATGCAAGCATAGTAAAATGTTGCAGAGGACAAAGGAAATCAGCAGGCGGTTATCATTGGAAGTATTCAGACAGTGAGGTGGCATGATGGGATTCAAAGACAGGCAATCATTCTATACAAGCAGAGAATGGGAAAGATTCCGCAAAATTGTTATAGATAAAAGAACACATGATGATGGTTTTGTTTATTGTGAAGAATGCGGCAAACCGATCTTGAAGAAATATGATATTGTTTTGCATCATAAAATTGAATTAAATGATTTGAATGTTCTTGATCATAACATTTCAATGAATGAAGATAACATTGAAATACTTCACTTCAAATGCCATAATTTGCGACATGAAAGATTCGGATTCAACAAGACAAGCAAAGGCGGCATTCATCAGCCAGTACAGAAACATGTGTACATAGTCTATGGTTCACCATGTTCAGGGAAATCAACATGGGTGAAGGATGTGGCAACAAAGGATGATCTGATTGTTGATATGGATTCCATCTGGCAGATGATCAGCATCAATGACAGATATGACAAACCAGATGCACTGCGCAGTGTGGTGTTTGATCTGCGTGACAAGATGTATGACATCATCAAATACAGATCAGGCAGATGGCACAATGCATATATCATTGTTGGTGGTGCGCTGAAAGGTGACAGGGAAAGAATGAAAGCGCGTGTTGGTGCGGATGATCTGATCTTCATTGATGCAACAAAAGAAGAATGCATGGCGCGTGTGCGTAACAGGTTTGATGATGGTGACAACAGATTGAAGTGGTATGAATACATCACTGATTGGTTTCAGAAGTATCAGTGTGATTGACACTAAAGTTTCAGAATATTTTTGACAGATTACACAGTGGATCAATGATCTGACAATCCCCCCTGTCAATGCTGAACTGTATTGAAGGGGAAG